GTGTTGATGTTCTCTTGTGCGCGTATCATTACGAATTTTGATAAGTCTTAAAGCAACTTCTTCTGGTGATAATTCAATCATTGTCTCTGTCCTGGATTGATGTTAAGTATTCCTGATAATGCTCACAAGCGATATCTGTTGGCGTTGTTTTTACTTCATGTGAGTCAAAATTAATATCAAACGCCATTTCTGAAAACAATTCTTCATTTTCTTCCATAAAGTTTTTAAAAGAAATTGGTATCATTTTACAGACTCCAGATTCAAAAGCTTGTCGTTAGCAACTTCAAGCAATTCAGCTAGATCAGATTCAAGAACCATCAAAACGCTGTCGTTGTGTTCATGTCTTTCAATGATTGCTATCGTGTCAGATATTGAATGAAACAAGCTTTCAACTAATAATAAAAGCTCTGACACTTTATAGTTGCATAACCTGTTATCACATTGCAGTTGTGCAATTTTATTACGCAAATGGCGCGGGGTGGTAGGTGCTGGTATCTTCATTGTAATCTCCAAAAGTGAAGCCCCGAAAAGGTTATGCTCTTACAGGTTTTTCGATGTCAGAAATACTGACTTTGATTAACGGTGCGCAATACTCGACACATTCTAAAATTGCAACAGACTCTCCAAGAATGTTTTTAATTGCAACTACATCAAATGTAGCGTTAAGCCCTGCCACTGTACCTTTTAATTTTTTGCCTATTAATGTTTTCATGTTTTTCGCCTGGGTTGTTTTGCTTCAGTGGGATTAATATATTACATACAAATTAAGCCGTAAAGCTTTTTTTAAATATTATTTTAGCCATGTGTGAAACATCATCATAAAAAGCGGGTTGATCTTCTTTTACCATTTCCAAAGCTTGCGCCCTACCTGCTCTTGTCGCGTGACTTGCAACACAGTAGGCTAAGTTGTAAACAGACACTCTTAGCCATGCTTGAACGTCACTGTGCGCGTCATTTGCAGACAGCTCACCAGCTAACACTTGCTCCAGTTGTTTGTTTATTTCTTCCATTGTTCTAGTGCCTCCAGCGCTGCTTTGTAACCCAAGGCAACACATACAAAAGCGCCGTTGTTTTTACAGTTTTCAAGATATGCTATTTGATTTGGTTGCCATGTTGACATTGTGTGATCTTGTCGTTTCAGTTCACAAACAAAAGTGGGGTTTCCGGGTATAATGATATCGCTAGCGCCTGCGGTCATACCTTCGGCTTTTTGTTTTTGTGTCTGCTGTATTGAACGTTTACCTTCATTTCGTGGGTGGATTGCTATTGCGCCAAGCTCTGGATATTCACGACGAAGCACATTAAAAAACGTTATTTGCTCGGATGACTCAGGCGGGCATTTTTTATTTCTATACGTTTTATCACCATACACTTTAATCCAGTTGTTGAATTTCATCTTCGCCCCTGTTGTAGTCAAACACTCTATAAAATTTGCTAGATCTGTCTTTTTCACTTGTTATCGTTTTTGGCATAATGCCCTCAAAGTCGTCTATTTTATCCATGAAAAGTTGCGGTGATTCAATGTAGTAGCCAAACACAGCACCACAAAATAACTCCCAAATTCGCATATTGCGTGAATTTTTACTGGGCGAATGCCAGACTGGGAACGTTGCAAACTCGGTTGTGTAATCAACGCGCACAGATTCATTACCCGCTTTGCTTGTCCATAATTGACAGCGCCATGCAATCACTTTGTCAGTGCTAACTGTATACGGATCGGACTTCATGCGCTTAAAATCTAATATCAACTTTTCGTTTGGATCAATTAGTTCGCCTTTGCACTTTTCACAATACCTAGCAGCAATATCATTTTTATGATCACATTCTAAACACTGCTTAAATGACCATCTGTAGTTACATCGTTCTGCATTACCTTTGATTAATTCTTGCCCGTAACACCTGCGACCATGATGCGCTGGTGTTGGTTTTTCATCTATTAATATGTGATTACCTTCCAAGTCTACAAAATACCCGTTAGCGTCATGATCAAAACGCTCTGGGTTGTCTCTCCCCTTAAATATATTCTTCACGCCGCAATCAGGGCAATTTGCATCCATTTCGAAAGATTCTGAAGCTTTATAACGCGCCTCAATTTTTGGGTTAAATACATCACCATCTGGGCAATGTCGTTCGATATTACCAGCGTAATCCAAAACTAAGCAATCATCTTTACCTTGGCACAAACGCAAACCGCGACCGATTATCTGTTGCATTAAACCAACCGAGTCTGTCGCTCTTAACAGTGCAACAACGTCGACATGCTCGGCATCAAAACCCGTTGTTAATACTGAAACATTTACTAGGTATTTAAATTTCTTAGCTTTGAACCCTTCAATTATTTCTTCACGTTCAGCTTTTGGTGTTTTGCCAGTGACTAGCCTGCTGTTGGCTGGCGGTAGGCTCTCTAGTGCTTCCTGTGCGTGTTGAATTGTCGCGCAGAATATCATCACACCATTTCTATTTTGCGCTATGTCTACGACTTCAGAGATGATCATACTAGTTTTGCGGCCTTGGCCTTCAAACGCTTGCTCATATTCGGCGGCAGTGTGGTTGATGATGCCTGTTGTGTCATAAACTTGCGCGTGAACGGGTTCGGCGTGTGGTTTTGTTAAGAATCCCATTTGAATTAATTCACTGGCAGTTATTTTGTAAACAAGCGTATTAAAATAAGGATCTTTTGTTTGAAAATCTGGCAGTGGTTCGCCTTGTTCATTGTATTGATATATATAACCATCGCCTAACCTGTACGGCGTTGCCGTAAGTCCTATCACACGTATTTTTTTATTTTTGGCTCGCATTTCTTTAATAATTTCTTTTACGGTTGGCGTGATACCATGAGCTTCATCTATGACTATTGCAGCAAAGTTATTACCAAACTTTTCTATTGAATTTAAAACGGTACGAGGTGAGCCAAACACAACATCATGTGTCAAAGACTTGGTAACACTGGCGCAATAAATTGATGCTGGGTTGCCAGTTGCTAAGTATTTTTTGTGGTTTTGCGTGATCAACTCTTTTGAAGGAGCAAGACACAATACTTTTTTACCACTGTTTGTGTGGATCCATTCTGCTATCGCGGCAATGATATGACTCTTGCCTGCACCAGTCGCGGCTTCAATCAAGCATGGTTCAAAGCATTTTTTTATGTATGTGATGGCGGCATCAAAAGCCGCCTGTTGATATGGGCGGAGCATTATTTAACTAGCCAGTATGATGTTGATTTGCCTCGATACGGTTCTAGGTCAGCACCCGGCATAAGATCTTTGATTGCTTTGGCGTATGACACTGATCCCTTTTTTTCAACTGGTGATACTAGCAATCCGCTGATGTTGCATTTATTACCGTCTGCTAATGCTATCAAGTCATTTTTTGCAGTCTCAACAGCTTGCTTGGCTAATTCTAAATGCGCTTTTGCGGTGTTGTATGCTGCCGCCAGTTTGTCAGCCTTGACGCTTTTAACGAGTGGCGCTAAATGTTTGTCAGGGCTTTTGCATTCAATTAAAAATTGATCATGAAACGCTTTTAACTTGGGTATATTCACGTCAAGCCAAAGTTGATCCAGTTCATATTCTTCAAGATTGTCAGCGTAAGGTGACCATTGATAAAAATAGCATTTTGTGCGCTGGCTGCAATACATTTCTATTTGTGTTTGTGCGTAATAATGCGGTTGGTCAAGTGCTGATTTAAAATCTGGATCAACATCGTGACGTTTTCCAAACGGGCATTTTATTTCTACTACTGCATCATCATTTATGAATCCATCAGGTGACGCACCTAACCAGTCATGATCAACATGCACAAGAAATCCAACTTCTTCGACATTGAAACCAGTTGTCATTTCTAAATCTTTAGTGGCGTTTGGTTCATTTGTCACGCCGTACTCTGTCGCAATGTTTCCAGTAAATTCAGACTCAGCACCAAAATAACTACGAACCATTGTTCGCATTGCATCGTCAGGTGTTGACCAAGGATTAACACCAAGTACAGCACCAACCATTGATCCTGTTATCCTGCCCTTTCTAGCGTTAAACCATTCAGT